GCGAGGCCGGACAGTTCGACATTGACGCTCCGGATGGAGTCCTGGATGCCGTTGAGTTCCGTGGCCGCGTTGATCGTGTAGATCTTGCGCTCACTGGGATCAAGCGGCCCGGCCCACGAGACAATGCCGGTGCCGTCCCCGAAATCGGCGGTGCGCCACGCCGGAGCAAGCGCGTGAAAGACGGCTCCTGGGTCCCCCCTGAGCAGGAGCTTGCCCACCGGCTCCCCGGCCTCTTGCAGCAGCAGATAGCTGCCGTCCTGAAGGAGAAGCGCCATATTCCCTGCCTCACGTGATGATGATGTCGAGCGGGGTCGTGGATACGGTGCTTGCCTGGTCTCCCAGCAGGGGGCCGGGAAGCGTGGTGACCGGGGCATGAGGGCTATTCGAGACCAGCGGGGCCGTCGTCGTGATCAGGCTCGCCTCGTTGCCGGTGGCATTGCTCATCGGCCAGTGGTAGAGCGCGGCCCCGGTCGGCACCGTCAGGCCGGTGATCTGGTCTGGTGTCTTGCCCTCGGCCAACTGGTTGATCTGCGGATCGCTCGGTATCCAGTTAGAGGCCCACACCCAGTTGCTGAAACGGCAAGGTGCGTGATTGGTCCTCGAACTGGAGGTCCTTGCCCCAATCTGGAGGAAGCGACAGATGTCTCCGGTCGAGGTGGGCGGGATAACGGTTCCCTGGTAACTGGCCCCTTTCTGAGTTCCGAGCCGAACCAGAACATCCGCGCTGGCGAGGGCTGTGATCCCGATATAGTACCAAGTATCGACCTGGAGCTGCTTGACGAGGTAGTTTTCCCGATAATTGACGCCGGTATACTCCGCTGTCGAGGCGGATATCTTGTTGTTGTCGGGGTCCCAGAACAGCCGGACCCGAGCCGCCCCGCCCGCTGGAGAGCCAGCGTCGAGACGCCCGAAATCCATCAGGTAGATCGCGGCTGACGGCATGTAGGTGAAGGCCACGAAACCGCCGATATACCAGTTGAAGTTCGAGATCCGCAATCCGGACGTTTGGGCATCAAGGCTGAAGTACTGGGTCTTGCCGTTGAGCCGTCTGGCGCTCAGCGTGCCGGGTTTGACCTCCTCCAGGATCGGGCTGGAGACGGTGACGGTGGCGGCTGTGGTCCGCTGGAAGTGTATCCAGGTTGTCGTGCTGATCGCGGTGAATTCAAGCTTGTTGTCTCCGGCGTTGGAGGTGTTGGGACCCTTGATATCTCCCAATCCTTCCGCGCTGCCGATCATCCTGAACATCACGGTTGAGGTGTCGTTGCTCCAGGACAGCAGGTAGGTCTTGTTGACCTCCGTGGTCACCGCACGGCGGGCGTAGACCAGACCGGTGCCGTTGGCGACGATGGTGATCTGGCCGGTAACGGCATCGATTGTGACCGTGCCGGGACCGCCCGTATTCCAGGTGCCGCCGGCCCGCAGCAGGTTGGTGTAGCTGGTCGGTTCTGTAGGATCTGCCACTGTGATTTTCCCGCGTTCAGGCGAATTCGTCGGAGAAATCGCTAGAGAAATCGCTTGTTATCTGCTGGATCGAGAGCGGCACCGTGACCTTGCCCCGCTCGTCCCAGTCATTTGGAGCGGCAGACGTGTTCTTCAGGTTGAACAGGCTCTGGCGAGCGAGCAGCACTCTCTGGTCGGAGGGCGCGACGTAGTGCTGGTACATCGACAGAGCGGCATAGATCTGGATCATATAGTTGTTGCCATCGACCGAGACGTGCTCTCCGGTGCTGAGCGGATGCAGGCCATTGACCGCCGTCCGCACGCAGACGCCGACGATATCGACGCCGTTGGTGTTGAAGGTGACCGGACTGCCGCCCGGAGACAGCGCGATCTTGCAGGTGTTGCCGGAAGACTGGACCGCGTAGTAGGGAATGTTGCGGGTCAGCAGGCCGGGGATCTTGGTCATGTCGGTGACCGCGTGCGGTTCTCCGACCTCCCGGATGCCGGTGATCGTGATGATCATGCCGTCCATCATGGCGGTTGTGCCCTGCATCGGTCCCGTGAAGGACAGTGTCTGGTTATCCGCCTTGTAGGTGCATGCGCTGGTATTGGCCTTCCACTGCCCAATGTGCCAGTAGCGCCGATCCTCGATAGTGGCTCCGCTGCCGCTCGACATGCTGAGGTTGTTGTAGGGCGCGACATTGAAGGGGTCCGGCTTCATCAGGTAGTACTGATCTCCGACATCGTTCTTGTAGCCGCCCGACGCCACGACCAGGGCGTAGGACCACCACTCGGCGCGCTCCTTAAGCCTGGGGTACTCCGTTATGCCATAGGCGTATGCCAATCCGTGCAGGCCGAAAGAGTGCATCCAGAACTTGTAGCTCGGCTCATTGTTGGGCCAGAGAAGCTTCAAATCCTGAAAGCGCCTGCCATCGGTGCGGGTCAGTCCGCCGCGCCAAGCATCCTCTTCCAGCGGAATCTCGTCGTTCATTTCCGCCCAGTGATCGAACATGTCGCGACACATGACCCAGTGCGGATCGCTCGGATTGCCGTATCCCATGGCGTAGGCAATCGGCTTGACGCAGTGGGCGACGGCGCGGATCTGTCCCTTGAAGAGGATGCCGCCGAACTCGATTTTGGCCCGCCCGCTGGTGCCGTAGAAACCGTAGGCGTCGGCATCGAACAGCGCCGGGAGGGTGGCTTCCTGATAGGCCAGATCGAGCCAGTGCTGATCCCCCTCCGAAAGATAGGGCCAGTGGGACATCTGCGGAAAATGGGCGGCATCGAGTTCGTTAATCTCCGGGAGCGTGCCGCCGTTCGGCTTTCGGATCGCGGCCCACCCGGTCCAGGTGCTGGCCGGTCTGCGCGTTGGCGCGCCGTAGATGCTGGTGCCAAGAGCGCTGGCATTGGTTGATTTGGTCGGCGGCAGGTAGCAGATGATCTTTCTGGTATCCCGGTGCAGACCGACGCCGGTCATCGCCCCCATCCCAAGACCGCAGACGCGGGCCAGACGCTGGTGCTCGGCAAGCTGCGCGGCTGTCCCCCTGGCATGGGCCGCGATGCACCACGCCATGAACTTGCTGGTCGTCCACCACAGTGTCGCGTGATCCGCCACGTCTGACTGTTTCGGCCGCAGCGGGCCGCGCCGTGCGGGCCGGTAGATGTCACTCGCCGCCGTCATCGGGAAGCTGCTGTTGGACGTGTCGTAGGGCGGGATCAGCTTGGACTGGACGCCGTAGCCGATGTTGTGCCGGTAGATCAGTTTCGGCGGCACGACGTAGCTGTTGCTCGCGACATCGAACCAGTCCATCTTGCCGTCCGTTCCGGCGCTGACGACGAAGCCGCCCTTCCACGTGTTGACAGCCCCCCAGTCAGCCGTGCCGATGGCAGCGCCCCGGATCACCGTATTGTTGACGGACAGATTGAGATCGACCCGCAACCCCTGTTCATCCTCGGGAACGTCGGTGGACCAGCCGTAGACGCTTCGGTAAAAGAACTGTATCCGCTTGGGATTGTTGGCGGTGCCGCCCCAGGCGCGGGCATAGAGCAGGCAGCCGAGATTTTCAGTCGGAGAGCGGGTGCCTGAAGAGCCGGTCGCCATATCCGAGGCTCGCCATTCCGTGCAGACCGGCCCGCCAACGATGCGCTCTATCCAGGTCGAGTTGCCGGGGCCGAGCATGTCGCTGGAACGGAAGTGCTTCGGGCCGCGCTCTGCGGTCAAAACATCCGTCAGAGAACGCCCCTTGAAACTGGTGAAGCTGTAGTTGAGACTGACCTTGGAAGTAATCGCGGTCGTCTGGGTGTGGAGCGGCGTGTCGTTGGCTCCCCAACTTCCGTCAACCGCCTCCCAGACGATGTCCTTGGAAGATCCCGCCACGATGGACGGCATCAGAAAGCGAACCTGTGCCAGCTTGAGGGAGCCGTCCATCCAGGTCGTTCGATTGGAAAGCTGCTGCGGCACGCGCACGCCATCGACCGAGAGGACGGCGATCCGACCGGGAGGAACATCTCCAGGAGCGAACCACTGGGCCGTGCTGATTTCCTGGTCAGCCCATGACGAGACGGTGTCGTAGTTCTCGATCTTGGCGCTGAACAGGGTTTCTCCTTCCTGGGTCTCGACAGACTCGATAGTCAGAGAGACCTGGAAGGTTTCTGGAAATCCGCTAACCTGGATGGTGACGGCGTAGATCCCCGCCGTCAGGGTGGCGTTGCCGACCACGAGTTTGTAGCCCTGCCCCCAGTTTCCACTCAGAGCAACCTTGCCCCCGGCATCATCGGTCAGGGTGGCGCTGTAGGATACTCCGGCGAACTCGTTGGTGAATTCGTGGGTAAAGGGGGTGTTGGCGGAGACCGGAAAGCCGGTGAAGGACAGCGCCGCGATCTGGGTTCCGGGAAGAACGGAACTCTTCACCGTGGAGGCGGTCGGCGTCATGTTCCGGACAGTGGGCGGCGGCGTGTAGACGCCGACCCGAACCGGCTTGCCGTTTGGGCTGCGGAAGTATTTTCCGCCCGGTGTGCGAAGATAACCGCCCATGTCAGACCTCATGCCCGACGAGGGTTACCTGGAGGCCCTTGGCCCCGGCCCCCGCTATATCGATGTCAAAGTCCACCAGGGCGTTGACCGAAATCGATCCGGCTGACGCGGAGGTGAAGGAATTGGTGCTGGAGAACTGGGAGTTGGCGGCAACCGCGACCGGTGCCGTCAGGATCGAGACGCCGTTGACATTGACGTCCACGGTGGTTGCCGTTGTTCCGGCCGCGACCACGTAGAAGCGGATCTCGGTCAACTTCATATTGAACGGCATCATGATCCGGCGCGCGGGCAGCGCCACGGTGACCTGGGTAAACTCCGCGACGCACGGGATCGTGATCGTTCTGGTCAGCTTGACCGGCACCGCGTTGCCACCGGCATCGAACCCAAGAACCTGCCCCTGTGTGCCGCTGATCTCGTTGGCATTGGCGAAGGAATTGAAAGCTTCCTTGGTCCGCGCCGGGTTCATTGAGGTGGTCGTGCTGGTGCCGGTGACCGCCTCTGAGGTGGTGGCGAAGACGACACTGGTCCCGCCGCCGCCACCGCCCGTGGACAGGGACCCCGGAACCATCGTGAAGTTGGTGCCGTCGAACACCAGCAGGACAGACTGGTTAGCCGCCAGTCCGATGATCGATGCACCGTTGTGATTGGCAACCGTCAGCAGGGCGGAGCCGGTCGAGGCCGGAGTGCGGGTTATCCGGAAGGTTGCCCCCCGAGCCGTGCGCGGGGCCGTGTAGGCACCACTGGCGTAAGACTTGTCGATGTAGCGGGACAGCGAGATCGTCCGCTCCGCCGTCAGCGGTGTGGCGCACTGAACGTGCCTGCCGTGGATCGCGGGATAGACGGTCAGGGATTCGTCCCCGATGGTGTGCAGCCCGCCCGTGACCTCACCGATGACGCTGTTGTAGGACAGCAGCGGCCCGATCAGAATATCACTGGTCGGATCGACGGTGGCGATGGACAGATCATCAAGCAGGTGCGGACTGGCGGAATCGACATCGAGCCGGATCTGCTGGAAGGTGCCGGTGACGTTCTTCGCCGCAGAACTGCTGGTGTGACCGATCAGGGAAAAGCGAATGCCGCCGTCCTTGACAGTACCGCTCAGCGTCATATTGGCGATCAGAAAAGCACAGCCCTGTTCCCCGGCGAAAATCACCGCATCCGACATCGCCTGGGATGCGGTCGTGAGCTGGGTTCCGGACACGTGAAGGCCGGTCATCTGCACCATCGATCCGAAGCCGCCACTGACGATGGTGCCGTAGCCGACTGTGGCGCGCGGGGTAATGCGATTGATCACGCCACCGGTAACGGTTGCCGCGCGCACCCCGGAGAAGTGCATGGGGCGGGTGGCGGTCAGCCACTCGCAGATCAGGTTGGTGAAAGTCACCTGATCCGCCTGACCGATGTAGACACCGCCCGTCACGGTCTGGGTCGTGGTGCCGCCCGTGACCCGCACATTGATGAAGTTGTTGCCGTTTCCGTTCTTGTGAATGAGACCCCAGGACTGGCCGGTGGACATGCCGATCCGGACATTCGTGAAGGTGTTGGAAAACGATCCGGCATTACCGCTGAGGCCGAGGTGGACCCAGGCGTTGAAGGTATCGATATCACTGAACCGGCAATTCGACACACCGTTGAGGCGCAGCGCCGCCAGATAGGTCTCTCCAGCGACCGGGTCCGTTCCACTCGACTGATTGGACTGATAAGCGAGACTGATGCCGCTCATCGTGATCTGATTGGCGTTGGTGATCGAGACGATGGAAACGCTGGACTGGAACTGGCGGAGGACGCACCAGTCACCCTCGATCCGCATCATCGAGGCGTTGGAGATCGTCAGCGGGCCGTAGATCTCCCACGTGCCGCCGCCCATATCGACGCGCCCCTTGACAACGGCAGCCTGGGTCCAGCACGTGTTGATCGAGACGGCGTTGCTTTCCCGCTGCGCCTGGGTCAGTCCGGTTCCCCGGATCGCGCCGTAGTTCTCCGGCCTGAAGGCGTTATCGCTGCCGCTCCCGGAGGTGGACACGGAGACCGTGCCATCCGGCGCTATCTCGACCCCCGGCCCCTGTTTGACGCCTCCCAGCGTGTTGACGCCTGCGGGGGGCAGCACGAAGGGTGTCGGGTTGGTGTTGTTAAGAGTATCCCCGGAGAGGGTGAAACCGGAACCGACCCGGATGCCGCCGCGCGTGTCAGCGGTCGCCGGGGGCAGCACGTAGGATGTCCCGGTCGGGGCGACGGACAGAATGCCGCTGATCTCGTCGTAGGTGAACCCGCTGCCGATCCGGATGCCGCCGAGTTTGGAGGCGGTCGCGGTTGGCAAGCTGTAGGACGAGGACGACAGCAGGGCCAGCTTGACCTTGCGCAGCAGGCCGGACGAGGCGTCGTGGGCCATCACGAAGTCGGCGGTGACGTCCGGCGCGGTATCCTCGCTGAGGCCCGCGATATCGACCGAGAGGCTGCGGTTGGCCGTAAGGTTGCCACCACCCGTCATGCCCGCGCCCGCGCTGATGGAAATCGTGCTCGACGCCAGACCGGACGCCTGCCAGCGAACCGTCTTGGCTGCCGGGTCCGTCAGGATCTGAATGTTGGAGCCGGACACGAAGTTGATGGTCTCCCCCGGCGTTGCGGCAGAGATCGTGGTTTGTCCGGGAGAGGCGAAGGACGAGAAGTCGGGTTGACTGCTGTCCCCGCCGCCGCCAGTCGAGACGATCCGGGACATGCGGACTTTGCGCGGCGCTGCGGCGGAAACATCGTGGCTGAGCACGAAATCGTTGGTGAGATCCGGAGCCAGATCTTCGGTCAGGCCATCGACGTCCAGTTCGAGGGTCCGGTCTGCACTCAGGGCACCGCCGCCCTTGATCCCGTTCAGTGTGTTGATGAGGCGGCTGGTCGGCGCGCGGGACGCCAGAGCCACGGCCAGCTTCATCCGGATCGAGTTGCCGTTGCGGGTAGCGTAGAGGTTGTCGGTGTCCTCCGCGCTCGCGCTGTCCAGAAGCTGGTCTAGGGTTTGATCAGCCATACAAGTTTCTCCCGGAGACCATGATTGCTCAGCCGTTGGGCGTGAAGGTGGGACCGATAACCAGGACCGGGGGGCCACCGCTCGCGGTGGCGGTATTGCCGTTGCCAGACAGGTCTGTCAGGGTCGTGGCGGAGCTGGTGAACTTGTGATACCACTTCGGTGTCAGGCCGAGGCTGGTCTTCATGTCCAGCCCTCTGGCGATGTCCTGCATCTGGGCCTGGGTCAGCCTGCCGTCCATTTGGAAGGCCATGTGCATCTTGCCGCCGAAGTAGCGGGTATCGGGAAGATCGTGCCGGGTACCGATGGTGACGGTGGCGTTCGGCGACGTGATCACGGAGAGGGCGTTGGGCAGGGTGGCTGTATGGAACAGAACCCGAACGCCGTTGACCGGGGTGTAGTAGATCCTGAGAACATCGGCCGCGCTGTCGTGCTCTATGGTCCAGAGATACCAGTTGCCGTCGATCCTCGCCGCCAGAGAGGGCGTGAAGAACTCGTCGTCCTGGGCGGCAGCGCCATCGTCCAGGGAGAACGACATCATGTTGGCGGCAGCCGCGTAGCCCGCTTCACCGATGAAGAGGTTGACGCATCCCGCCCCGAAGAAATTACCGGTACTGTAGATGTACTGGGCCACGGTTCCGGCATTGTCGTCCAAGGCGATCATGAACCCGAGGGTCCAGTCACCAGCGGGCAAGGTGTGGCTGGCGGTTTTCGCCATCGTGTATTTCAGACTGGTCTCATCGAACTTAACAGCGCTGGTCTGCACGGAGAACTGCGGCCCGCTGGTCAGGCTGGTTCCACCAGTGATGGTCGCCTCTGCATTGGCGGAGGTGCCGCTGTTCACGATGGGGGAGGTCAGCGTGTTGAATTTTGTGTAAAGCTGGGGCGACTTGCCGAGATCTGAGATCAGATCGTCGCCGCGCGCCAGCGCCACCATCTCCGCCTCGGTCAGCAGGCCGTTCATCCGGAAGACACTGTGAACCGCGCCATCCAGCCAGCGCAGGCTTGTTGAAGAGGGCGGAACGCGCGTCCCGACAGCGGGCGGCGTGGTTGGCTGGATCGAATTGATGCCGGTCAGCGTCTGGGCGGTCACGGTGGTTCTGTTCGACCCCGGCTTCAGGCTGTAGATCGTCAGGATCTCCGTCGCCTTGGCGCGTTGCACGATGATCAGGTTCCAGTGGTTCTCCAGATTGGCCGGGTTCGATGCTCCCTGGATGACCTGGACGGCACCCTCGCTGCGCAGCGCCACCTCGATGCCGCCCGGTCTCGGGTTAGTGGCGGACTCGGTGGCTTCATACATGAGAAGGTTGAAGGACTGAACCGCCTGATTGGGACCGGCTGAGATCAGGTACTGGGACGCTGTCCCTGCCGGATTGTCGATCCGAAACCAGCCGCCGACCGTCCAGTCGGCATCGGGGAAGTACCAGCCGTCCGTGATCTTGTAGCGCGCGTGGCCGGTGGTGCCATCGAGCTTGAGTGCCGAATTGAGGATGGCCCCGGCCTCGGCCGGACTGCTGACCGGGGTGATCAGCGGCTGGAGCGCGTTGCCGGTTGTTCTCCCGAGAGACACCGTGTTGTCGTAGACCGGCGAGGCGGCGTCGAACCGCCCGTACTGGTGGTAGACATCGACCGGCGTGGCGGGGTCCGCGCCCAGCGCGATAACGATGGCGGAGGGGTTCAGCGTGATGCTGGAAATCGCCAGGGCGGAGGCGTCACTGTGCGGCGTTTCCCGTGGAAGCACCTGAAAGCCGGTCGCCACGGTGCCGCTGTTGATCTTGAGGGCGGTGCCGGAACGGTGCTGGACCGTCAGGGTGACCGTGGCTCCGCTTCGTGAGGCCCCGGTAATGACCGGCCCGAGCGCGTTGACGGTCTCGATGCCCATGGCGTGAAGCAGGGCGTGAGCGTAGGACTCCGCGATCAGTTCCGATCCGGAGGCGGTCTGGTTGACGTCGTCGGCCAGCGGCACGTCCGGCACCCAGCCGAGATTGATCGTGGTGGGATTTTCCGTTAGGTACTCGTAGTGGGCACGGCGGATTTCCTGGACGGATAAATCGCTCTCGGCGGCGGGGGTGCGCTGCATCAGGGGAAATAGACCGAACCGCGAGACCGTCGCCGCCGCTTGCAGGCCACTTCTCAGAGTGGAGAGGCGGGCCTTGTAGTCGGCGCGGGTGATGTTCCCGATGCCGGTGCCGCCCTGGTGCCACAGGATGCCCGAGACGCCCCCCACGGCGGTCAGCCGGGACACCGCGTTGGTGTAGGCGCTGTCAGCCACTTCCCAGTCCGTGATGGCGGTGCCATCGACACTGGCTTGAATACACGCTTGGGGGGTATTGGTCGCGGCTGTCATCAGATTGAGGAACTTGATGACGCCGTTGCCACCCGTTCCGGCGATCTGTCCCGGAAGCGTCCAGGAGGTGCCTCCCGTGAAGATGACGGTCCTGTCGCTTGGCGTGGGAGGGCTGCTGACCAGCGTGGACATGCGGGACTGCTGGGACTCTCCGGCAAACACCCAAATATCACCGACACCGATGGTGTTGATGCTGGTGAAGACGGCGGCGGGGGCATCCGCGAAGCGGTACTGGATCTTGTACCAGCCGCCCTGCGGCACGCTCAGCGTGCCGTTCCAGGTGTCGCTCTCCCCGGCCCCAAAGGCGGAGGAGAAAGCGGTACTGAACTGACTGACGGAGGGATCTGCAACCGTGAGCCACCCGACCACTTCCGCAGAAGTCACCGCATTGATGATGCGGGCGGAGATGGCGCTCGGTGTTCCAGTGTAGGTTCCGGAAACGGGAACAGTAGCGGTACCGTTGATGCGCTGGTAGACGCGCCGGGAGGGGAGTTCCGTAGCGCTGATGCGAATAGCAGCACTGCTCGATCTGCGTCGAGCGGCGGCAGTCACACTGACTTGCGTCATGGAGCGGTATCACCGGTCAGGATGACCTGGGGAGCCGTTCCGGCATTGGAAACGCAGACCAGAAAGGCGACGGCGTACTGTCCCGCCGTCCGGGTGTGATTGTCTCGGGACAGCAGGGTCCCGCCCGTGATCTGGATCACGGAAGCCCCGGCCCCCATCTGGACGACCGTCAACTCGAAGCCTGCGGGCGTGGTGTTGGGCAGGGTGATCGTGATGGCACCGGCGGAGGTGGCGATGATCTTCCTGCGATTGTTGGTCAGGGAAACGCCGTAGTTGGCGGTTACCGGGATCAGGTCTTGGGTGGTGCGGTCCTCAAAGGTGTCGAGAACGTCCCAGAGATCTGAGACAGATGTGCCCGCCGCTTCCGAGAGCGGCATCTTGGCCTTGAGTCCGGCAATCGTATCTACTGCCATCAGAACACTCCGGCTGGCGTAAAGTTGGATGCATCCAGATCAGAGCGGTCTGAAGGAGCGATGAGGATTGGCCTAGCCTCTCAGACCATCTCCTGGACGAAGATGTTGGAGACCACGGTGGTGCCGCTGCTTGTGCGCTGGTACTGCAACCATGTCGTAGTGGTCGTGGGCCGGAACTCGTAGACCAAATTTCCCGCGACATCGCTGAAGAACGAGGCTTTCATCTGGCCGCCGCCACTCCCGGTGCCGATCAGGCACATAGTCGCCAGGGTGATGTTCCAGCGAAGGCGGTAGAGTTTTCCGACCGTGGTGGGGAAGCTCTGGCGGGCGGACAGGGTTGTCCCGGCTGCCGGGATAGTGATGGCCCCCGTGGTCTGATCGACCGTGACACCGGCTGACAGATTGGTCCACCCCGCCGGACTGATCAGGGAGGTGTCCGTCCAGGTGACTTCCGGGATTTCCTGAATGGTGATATTCGATACCGTCGTGGTTCCGGCGCTCTGCCTCTGAAACCCGAGATGGAGAGTTGCCGTGGTCACGGTGACATCGAAGAAGGCGTCGTTCTGGATCGGAGAGCGATACTGGATGCCGCCGTCAGATGTCCCGGCGAACTGGTACATGCCTGATGTGGTGCCGGAATAAGCCCAGGATATCCGGTAGCGCTTGCCTGACGTAACCGGAACGGCGGCACGCCGAGATGTCGTCGTGGTGCCGTAGGTGACGGTGATCGTCTTCGCTGTCGTGTCGATACTGCTAACGCCGTCACCACCGGTGACTGAGAACAGAGAGACATCGATCGGCAGCACCGACAGGACGCGGCGGCGGGCCGAGACTTGGGCGCGGACCAGCATCAGGCGGCCGCCGTATCGCCGGAGAAGGCGATCTGCGGAGCGGTTCCGGCGTTGGCGTAGCACCACATATAGGCTTGGGCGTACTGCCCCGCCGTCTTGGTGTGGCTGTCGCGCGAGCGCAGGTTTCCACCCGTGACGGCGACGGTGACCTGACCGGCCCCGAGCTGCATGATCAGGCATTCCCAACCGACCGGCACGTTGTTCGGGATCGTGAAGGTGATCGCGGCGGCATTGTCGAAGGTGATGCGCCGACGGTTGTCAGTCAGGGCAGCGGTGTAGGCGGTGCCGGTCTGCGCCACAATCGACTGGGAGGTGCGATCCTCCACGGTGTCGATGAAGTCATGCATGTCCGAGATGGTCGTTCCACCGGGCGTATTGGCGGGCATCTTGGCTTTCAGCCCCGCAATGGTATCAACAGCCATTTTCAGGATCTCCGGATCGATCTGATTTCAGTCTTTTATCGGCCGCAGGTCAGGGAACCAGCGTGTTAAGCCAGCCAATGATGGCGTCGGCCATTCTCCGACCTGTGTAGATATGACCGGCCTGATTCACGTGGCCGTCGTCTCCGGGAACGGAGGTGTTGTAGATCGAATCTGTCATGTTCCCGACTGTTGTGCTGATGTCGAACCAGTTCTGCGGCGAAAAGGTGGGAAGAAAAGCCATGCGGTTAGCATCCCAGCCGGGTGCGGCAAGCCATCCGTCCCTGATCGCATCGTGCATTGCCTGGGATGTGGTGATGGCGGGAGACCTCTGCGGCCCGAAGGCGGCGATCAATGCATTCGGCTGACGGGTGATGATCTCCTGGGCGAAAAGGGAAGCCTCTGCCTGGACCTGCGCCGGGGAGAACCCCTGACCCACATCGTTCATGCCAGTCGGACCGACGATGATCAGGTCCAGTTCCCCGAACCGCTCGATGTCGGACGGCGTTGAGGTTGTCAGCCTCTGCCGGAAGTTTTTGCCGGAACCGTCATTCCCTACGGCGAGATATCCCGACGAGCCGACACCGGAACCGATAATGGATTTGATTCCGAGGTATTCTCCGCATTTGTGGACCATGCCCGCCCGACAGTTTGTCGATCCGATACCCACTCCGGTCACCCAGCTATCGCCCCACACCAGGGCGCGCGATTCGTCGGGCAACGGAGCCTTCCAGATGCGGTAAGGATTGTTCTCCGCCGCAGTGCCTGCACTCGGCCCGATATTCATGCCGAGCATTTGATAGACCCCGGCATCAAACGAAACGTCAATGACCCGAGGACGGCTGCTACCAACCCCGAAGTCGATCTTGTAGAAAACGAACTGACTGCCGTCCCCGGTGATCTGGTAGTCGTTCTGGGAAGTCCACTCGCCATCGACCATAACCCGGAAGTGGGGTCCGCTGACCGCGACGAACTTCAACTCAAAGGCTTCAGCATCGGTTGCGAAGCGAATCGTTCCACCGGTTCCAGCGCTGGCGCTCGGAGAGTTGATCCATCCCCACCAGCCAGCATCCGAGATGAGGCCGCTGTAGTAGGTCAGGTGGGGACTGTCCCAGTTGATCTGGGCACCCCAGATATTCTGGTCCGTAATGATCGTGCTGTTGGCGGACAAGCCTCCCTGTGTCACGGTCGGCACTGGATTAGCCATGACCGGCACCAGCTTGCCGCGAAAGGCAGATCCGAGGATTTTTCTAGCCTTATTGATAGGCAGATTAAAAGAATACAGTTCCTCGAAATTCGCGTTTATCTTCTGCCCAGCAGTCCTGACCGGATCTCCGGTGCCGTCGTTGGCACTGGTGCCAACGCTGATAGCCTGTCTTGACATTTTTTAAATCCATCAAACTTGCGGCAGAAAGCCCACGCCGGAAAGATGCCACTAGAAGAACTCTCCGGAGAACTCCGGAGAGAAATCGGAGGTAGGCTCCGGCTGTAGAGTTTGATCAAATGTGACCACAGCGCTGTCAAAGGTTCCGGAGAGACTGTCGAAGGAAGGATTCCAGGGTTCAGGCTCGACCACCGGCAAGAACGCCCCGGCATCCACGAGCGGGTAGGGTTCTCCCGGCTCCCATCCGGCGCGGCGCAGACGGTTTTCCCGCGCCTCCCGGCTGGCTTCGGCCGAGAGAGAGAACCGTCTGCCGGAGGGTGAGGCGGCACGTCTTGCCATCAGGGTTACGGAGCATCCGGATCTGGATTTTCCTCCTCGGGAACATCGTCGTCCGGGACGGGATCTTCCGTGGTGTCCTTCGAGGATGCGGTGCCTGCCATCAGGGTGACGACACGAGCCTCTCCGCCGACCACCTGAATATCGAGAACACCGATGATCATCTTGGTTTCCGCACCGGGCAGGGCGTCCGCCGTGGCGCGCACCTGGACCGTGCCGATCTGGCCGACCGTGACGATTTCCGCCGACAAGCCACCCTCGCTGGGAGTCACCGTGACAATGCCATCAGCGCTGGTTTCCCAGGTCGGTTGGCCGTCGATGGGGGCCGGGTTGCCGTAGCGATCCTGATAGGACGCCGTCAGCGTAACCTTCTGGTCGGCAGTGAGAACGAGCATGGAAAACTTACTCCTTGGAGGAAACGGGGCCGATTTTGAAGACGCAGACCGGGTCATCTGACGGCGGCGGCGTCACGGTCGCCGGTTTAAGGACGACCGTGATGGTTGCCGTTTCGATCTGATTGGAGGCGATCAGACGAGCCAGTGTGACGCCGATATCCTCTGGCATCGGGCAGACCCCTTAGCTTTCCGGGCCTGCCCCATCGCCTTTAGACTTGCCCTTGGATGCTTTCTTGGCCGGGTTCGAGGTGGTGGTGACGCGCTCTCCCTCGCTCTGCTCTGCCGACATCTCCAGCGGCGGACGCCGGAATGCCGGAGCATTGGGGTCTCTGTTGAGCACGGTATCCCCGACATTCTTGACGTTGCCGCTGGCAACGGCCGGATGATCGGACAGGTCATGAGCACCGCCGACCGTCTTGGCAGGGGGTGCATCTTCCGTGGTCTGGTCCGGCTTCATGACGGGCGGCAGGTCCGGATTGACGGGGTCTTCCGGGGGGGCATTCTCTTCGGACATGGTCACTTCTCCTTGGGAGCGGTGCCTGGGACGGGACCCGGTTGGACGGTCTTGGGAGCGTCTGCGGGCTTGGTCGCGTAGTCCTTGTTGACTTCCGAATTGCTGGAAGCCTGGGGCAGGGTTTTAACCGGCTCTTCCTTGGTCGGTTCACCGGGGCGCGGCTCCGACTGCTTGGACTTGGCCTTGGCCTGGACTTCCTTGCGCGCCTTGGACTCTTCCTCCAGAGCAGTTTCCTGCATGACTTCGGCGCGCGGAACCTTGCGGCTACCATACTTCTCGGCAATCTTTCCGACCGTCTCGGACTTATCGTCCTCGGGCAGCTTGACCGGCTTGGTGGCGGATTTCTTGGAGACCGTGGTATCGACATCGGGCCGCTCCGAGTATTCCTCGGTGGCGCGGATGCGACCATCGTGCTGGGGCGCGCGCGGGTCCTCGTAGTCCTTGTAGGCTTCTTGCTGGAGCGGAGCCATGCCCTGCTGGGAGCGGTCCTGACCGGCCTCGTCATGATCCGGGATGGCCTTGACCTTGTCATCCCGAAGATGGGCGTTCTGAAGCTCGTTGCGGGCCTCTTCGGAGAGCACGCGGACCTTGTTGAGTTCCGACTGCTTGGCTCCCTCGATCTCCCGCTCCATGTCGGAGCCGGACGGAATATTGACGAGTTTGCGGATGTCCGGGTAGGGCGGCGAGGCCATGTCCGGTGTCGGGTCCTGGGCGAACTTGCTCAGTTGCCGGGCGTCCATGGCGTGGTTAAGCGGGGTGTTCTGCTTGGCGTCGTCCCGCGCCTTCGCGTCGGCCAGCGCCTCGTTCTGGCGGCGGGACCGGTTGAAACTGGTCACACTCATGATGATTCTCCTGACCGGGATGGAAGGGGAAGGCGTCGGGACTCCGACGCGCCTCCGTTACGACGCAGCGCTGGTCAGGCGGTGACGGAATAGGACCATCCGGATACTTTTAGGTTCATAAACACGCTCCCACGAAGCGCCATCGGCGAGTACTGAGTTGGCCGGACCACCACCGACAGCAGCGCCGACATATCTCACACCCCTGGGATGCAGGACAAAATGCCTACGATTGATCAGGTAATCCTCTCCCGCGAGTGAATCGCGGTCAGTTTCAACCTGAGTTAGCTTCGTGCCATTGCCGTCCGCGTAACCAATTGCACCGGGGCCGAACAGGATGGTGTCGTAAACGGCGGTAGCGCCGCTGCCGGTAACCGTAACGCCATCGTCCACAATCACGCGCTTGCCCATCAGGAACGGGACACGCACAGAGCTGTCGGCAAAGGTGACGTAGTCGATCAGGTTCAGCTTGGCGAGCTGGCTCTCTACGGCCGAGTGCATCAGAACGGCAACGACCTTGTCCTTGGAATCACCGAGCTTCTGGATGGCGTCGAGATAACCAACTGCGGTGATGGCCTGACCGTTGGCGACGCCGCTGATGTCGTGGACGTTGGCAGCCATCGAGGCCGAGGAGAACACGCCAGTCAGAATGGCCTTGGTCGTGCGCTGCATGTCACGCGCCCACCAAGCAGCAACCAGATTACCGATCACGGAAGCCGGGTCGCCACCGCTGAGGGCTGCGGCCAACTCATTGACGCCCCACGCCTTACCACGGGCCATGACGACGGCCTGATCCTGGGCGGACGTGATCGGGTTGACGCTCAGCGCGGCACCGGTCGCGGAGAGGACTTCCGACTCGCCGGTCAGGTCCTGCCAGAACGGCATGTTGAGGGTATTGCCGCCATCGGAGAAGAATCCGTTGAGATCCTGGACCGGCTGGACGATGCCGCTCGTCCAGAGTTCGGACAACTCTGCGGTGCGATGGACAACGTAAGGGACCCAGCGCTCGGGTACAATGATATTTGCTAGGCGTGTACTTGCCATGTCGATTCCTCGGTGGGTTTCACTGGAGTAGGGAGAATCGGTGGAGGCAGTCCCACCGGGTCGCCGGTGCCTTCCGCACCGGACGTTTCGGACACGGCTCAACGTTCCCGCCACCTCCCACTCAGGGAGGTGGCGGGTTGTGGTCCGTGATAGGTGTTAGGCCGCTTTCGGCGGGTGAGTGGCGTGAACGGTCGAGCCTGCTGCGGTCGCCATGGCTTCTGCCTTAGCCATGCCTTCCTTGAGGATGTATTCAGACTGCTTGGTGAGGTTCCAGTTCTCACGGGTCCAGGGATTAACCGGGCCTCCGGGAAGATTGGAGCCGATGGCTCCCATGCCGTGCGCCCTCTCGAAGAACCAGGGGGCGGAATCGCGCAGCGTGCGGGATGCCCACTCTTTTGGCGTCAGCGGATCGACACCGTTTTCACCGAAGACGATTTCACCGTTGCGGACCAGAATCGGCACCTTCTTGTCGGACAACTGCCATCCTTCTCGGGTCGCCTGATCCAGAATGTTGGAGATGGCACCGGGAATGGCGTTGGCGGCGAGGGCCGCGTCCTGAATCGCTCGGGAGATGATGATACGCTCGTTCTCGTGGACGGCGGCTGCAAGTTCCGCTTCGCGCTTGTTGAGCGCTTCAGACAGGGCGCGGATCTGGCCTTCGCTGGCCGACTTCATTTCCTGGGTGCGCTGTTCGACAGCCTTTTCGAAGCCATCCTTCTCGATCAGGTCCTTGTCCTTGACCCGCTGGCGCAGCTTGGTCAATTCCTCGTATTCCTGGCGGAGCTTGTCAGCGTCCTCATTGATCGTCCGGTAGACGGTCAACTGGCGTTCGAGGTCTGCCTTCTCCTTATTGAGGTTCGTGTTATTGCCACGAAACTCATCGAACTTCTCTTTGGGAACGACATTGTCCACGAACAGGCGGAAGGTGCCGCCCTCTTCGGTTTCAGCGTAGTATTCCCGCAGGGATTCCGGGACTTTCTCAAGGCTGTCGATAACGTAGGGAAGGGGGTTTGTAGACGGCACTGAAACGACCTCCGGTCGCTGCCCGCACCCAGCTCCGCTCGGCTCGGCTCCGCGTCACTGATGGGGGACTGGTTGCAGAAAAACGGCCCTGAACGGCCGGTAGATCTCACCATTCTTTGGCGGACATCGGCAGAGCCGATCCGGACACAAAAAAAGCCCCTGCGCCGCTGGGGGCGTGGGGCTGGAACGGTGGGCATGTTCTGCTCGAAAGGCATCTTTCGAACGGAACTATACGGGGTGATCTATACCGTCATATTCTTTTCGTTACAAGGACTTTCTATCAAGAGATTAGCAAAAAGTTATAGGCGGCCAAACACATCCATGACCAGACGATCACTCTCCCGTATCGCGCGTCAGGTCGTTGAGGTGATACGACAGCAGACCGGCGTATTCCATATTAGAGCCTCCGGCGCAGTAATGATAGATCTGCTCGGTGCCCCGACCTGTGCTCTGTGCCAAGCAGACATATAGGACATTCGGGTTCCGGCGACCTTCCACGATATCCCGCAGAAGTTTCTCAACGGCTTCCTTCGGGGTCCACAGGGTCGAATTCCCCTCTCTTTCGGCCCGAACCTCGTTGAAACTGACGACCTTCTTGGTCCCCGTCTTGGGTTCTCCACTCATTGTTCTTGGTCCTCTTGATAAGACTCAGTTCTTCGACAAGATCCGGTACATGATCTTGGGGTACTCGTTCTTCAGCTTGGCGATAACGCCGCAGCTATTGCAGTAGTGGGTGTAGAGCGGCGGAAAGCTTTCGGTCGGACCAGTGTCCGTGGACCGCATCATGGTGCCGCGCCCGCAACGGTCGCAGGCATACTCGACGCCGTAAACCTCGATGCCGCATTCTTTTTCCGCCATCACGCCTGTTCCTGGACAACGGACACAGCAAACTCGATCAGTTCTTCCTGCAAATCTTCCACCATGGTCAGGTCTCCCTCTGTCGGGTCTTCGCTCGGATCGAGAAGGTCGAGAATGTCTGTCAGTAGCAGATGCGCTCCGGCATAGAACGAACGTCTACATTCCTTAAGATCTTCTTCAGATGCGTTTGGAGGGATAACCCGTGACCGGTATCTCTCCCACCCCGCCGAAAGCAGTTTGGCCTTCTGCCTCATATCGGTCCTCCTGGCTTTTTGTCATAGGTCTGATTATAGACCAAGAAGCTTTCTCGCGGTTTGATAGTCTAGCGGACCAGCATCCCGTTCCTCTCCGCGAATTTCCAGCCACACCTCTATGTCGGGTTCAGGACTTGGCCTGCCGTCGAAGTCTTCCTTTCTGATTCTGCGCTGAAGACGACCGGGCATATCAGAGAACCCATGCAGGACAGCAATCAAATGGCTGCGACAGCTCCAATGGATCGGCGGACGAGCAAATGGCAGGGTGTGACCTATTGGCACACCCTCCAAGGTCCACAGCCTCCCTGCCCTGGTTTTACAAATTTTTGTAGTAACACCGTCGAGGACGGAGATATGCTGGAAAGCCCGGAACAGTTCCGGGTGGCGCATGATGATTTCAAAGCGCACCCGGTTGGCGACGGCGTGATAGGCGCTGCGCACCAGCCCTTGGGCGTGGCGCGGTGCTGCGGAAAACAGACCTGCGGGGGAGTTGTCCTTGATCGCTCCGACCAGATCCCCGGTGCCGGGTTCCTTGCCGATCTGGGTCAGCCGCAGGGCGTCCTCCAGGACTCGGCGGGTTCGGAACTTCATGTCGTCCGCCTGACGGTCCCACCAGTCCGGCACCGTCGCTCCGGAGATCAGCACATCCTTGCGGGCGGAGACCAGCGCAGCGCTGTCGAGTTGGCGAGACAGCCCCTTGACCAGGAGCAGCAGCGCCAGCAGGGTCGAGAGACTGTCCTGGGTAAGCGCTGCTGCGTCATTCAGGTCTGCGTTGACCTGAACCTCGATCTGCCGGTAAGCGTCCCGGATCGCCTTGTCCATCTCCTCGACCAGGGTCTCCAGGCGGGCGCGGCGGCTCCCCTCCCGGACAACGGCGGTGGGATCGATCCGGATCACCAGAACCGCCAGTTGGTCCCTCAGAGCGTTCAGCCTTTCCAGGACGCGACCGGTACTGTTGATGGCGAGCCTATCCAGCACCAAGCCCATTTGTATGGCTTCATCCATCAGCGCATCGGAAGCCTTCATGGAATGTGCTTCCAGGTTTTTAAGCAAAAACAGGACAGGCCAACAGAACAAAGCTTGAACATATTCAGAAAACTCTGTATATATGAACCATGCAGCGCACGATTTCCATCCATCTCAAGAGCACGCCGGAACAGGACGCCATCCTGTTTCGGACGTTGGCTGGATCTCGTGACTGCTTCAACGCGGTTGCGCAGTTCGGCTGGGAAGCTAGAGAGAAAAACGGCGTTACGCTGCACAAGGCGACCTATTATGAGCTTCGCATGCTCCATCCAACCATGCCGTCCCAACTTGTCATCTCCTCCCGCATAAAGGCGACAGAAGCGCTGAAGTCTGCTTTTGCGCTGGAGAAGAAGGGGGGCAAGGCAAGCGCCCCGCAAACTGTTCGTGGCTCCATCCGGTATGATGCTCGATCCTATCGCATGGAGGTGCAGGAAGGTCTGGTCGGGCTGACTACCGTGGAAGGACGGATCAAGTTTCCCTTCCACATTCATAACCACGCCAAACGCTGGCTCGACCGGGCAACTGGTTTCGACAGCGCGGATCTGAGTCACCGGCCTTCCGGCTGGTGGCTCAACGTCGTTGTGACTATAGATCCTCCGGAGATTGCGTCCTCTGGTCAGGTGGTTGGTGTTGATCTTGGCATAAACAGACCCGCCGTTCTGTCCAATGGGATCTTCCTTGGCAAGCGTCGGTGGAAAGAAATCGAAAAGCGGTACTTCCGGCTTCGTCGCAAACTCCAGTCCAAAGGCAGCCAGTCGGCCAAGCGTCATCTGAAAAAGATACGCCGCAAACAGGCACGGTTTCGGACGGATTGCGACCACGTTCTGAGCAAACAGATCGTTCAGAGCGTGGAACCGGGCAGCATCATCGTCTTCGAAAACCTCACAGATATCCGTAGCCGCACCAAACAGCGGGGACGAAAACAGAGGCGCAGGCATCACTCCTGGAGCTATCGGCAAGTTAGAACCTTTGCCACCTACAAGGCAGAAGAGGTTGGAACTACCCTTGTCGGAATTGATCCTCGTCATACGTCCCAACGCTGCTCCAGGTGCGGTTTCGTGCATAAGAGAAACAGACCAACTCAGTCTGTCTTCCTATGCACGTCTTGTGGTTATGAGGTTAACGCCGACTTCAATGCTGCTCTAAACATCAAGTGGAAGTACCTTGCCGAAGCTGGCATGTCTGGCATCGGCGGGCACCCAGGCAACGTGCCTATCGTGAGGGAGGCAGAACACTCGTGTGCTTCCTCTGCTCACAAGCTGCTTACTTCATCAGGCAGCCGTTGCCAGAACCCTTTCTTGCGCGTCACGAAAAACACGGCTGAATTGCCGTAGGATGACGGCAATCTTGTGACCCGAAGCAGCGGGTTCTGTGTCAGGAACTCATCGAACGCCTTGCTCTCACCCATGTTCTTTTCCGCCAGATTGCCGGAATTCCAGTCATCGAAGACGATGATCGAGTGCTCCGCCAGCAGCGGCCCGACAAAGTCCAGCGCCTCCTTGGAGGCGGAGTAGATGTCGCAATCGATCAGCACGATCCCGACCTTGCGGATGTTGTACTTCTCGACCGTGTGCTGGGTGCATGTATCCTTGAACCAGCCCTGGATCAGGAAGGTCGTGTTCCAGTCAATCCCGCGCCGGGTCAGCAGCTTGTAGGTGAAGGGCAGGGAACTGTCGAACTGTCCCTCGCTGAAGAAGCCGCCGTCCTGATCGTCGGCCTCGGGAGGCAGTCCCTGGAAGCTGTCGAACCCGAACTTGCGCACCCCCGTGGTGCCGGTGGCCTTCAGGACGTCGTGCATGCACGCCATGCTGGAGCCGTGGCAGACACCGAACTCCAGGTAATCCCCGATGTCGTCTCCAACGCGGTCTCTCAGGGTCATGACGGCGCTGGTGTAGGTTTCCTTCAAGGCTTCCTCGGGAACCAGACCCTGTCCCCGGAGCGCGCGGCGCTGGGTCTTCAGCCGAAACATCAGGCGGGACAGCTTGCGCAGCGGCCGGAATAGGCCGATTGCGACAAGCGTGCGGTACAGCGGGGTATCGAGATGTTCCGGAAGGGGTCGTCTGGCTTGGCGGTGAGAGACGCTTGCTGACATTAGAAAGACTCCAGGGTATGTGGACGCTTCAATAAGGCATTGATAACAGCACCCTTTCGAGAGCGTCCATGCTGATCGATAGCTATACCCTTATTTGTTCTTTCCCGATTCAGCTATCCTCTCGTTAATGACATGCAAACGGATTGCTCTATTCAGGTTACCAGGGTTCCGAGACTTTATTCGGCTGACCAATTGATTAACGCTGAGGTTTTCCCTGGCGGCACAGTCCCGGACTTCCTGCCACATCTCGTCGGTCAGGGAAACGCTGGTGGGTTTTCCCTGAACGCTGAGAGATCTCTTGCGAGGGCCGCGCTGCGGCACCTCGTCATCGGTGAAGGCTTGCGTCAATTTATCCCCGCTGGTTGTCTCTGCGCGGTGCCTTGACCGTGGTCTGGACACCTCCCGGCTGGCGCATCATCGGCCTTGAACCGGCTGGCTGATTGCTGGGAGCCTTGGATGCCGTGCTCTGGGTCGGAGAGCCGGTCGGCATGCCGATCAGCATCGGCTTTTCCTTATCGAGCGCATCGACCAGTTCCTCCAGGCTCTGTCCCGGCCGGACGAGTTCTCCGCGCATCAGGTTCCAGGCGTAGTCCTCCAGAGTCATCAGCCCCTCTCGCTTGGCGGTGACGAGGCCGAGGAGGTCCTGGCTGCTCATGCCACCCGCCTCGAAGTCGGTGTTGAGGGTAATCTGGCACTTCATCGGGTCCTCATCGACCAGCCGCGCCATCATCCGGATCGCCTGTGTGAAGGATTCCGAGCACGACATGGCGATGTCGGACAGGGACGCCGTCTCGCCGCTGGAGCGGACGTTGAGGGCTTCCGCCGTTTCCGTCACCTTCTTTTTATCCTCCAGCATCTGGGCACCGAGCTTGCTCATATAGCGGTCGGTGCGGTCCACGGCACGCTCCAATGCACCCAACCCGTCACCGTGGAACTCCAGATACTCGGCGCTGGCCCCTGCGGGCAGCAGCCAGATGATGCTTTCCGAGATCACGAATTTGTGTTGATCATCGGCGTCCACCCCCTGAATCCAGGGCACCGGAAAGGCCGTCTTGTGCAGACCCGCGTTGACATCGACGGAGAAACGCCAGTGGTCGATGTTGGCTTCCGCCATGGCGAGCATCGGCGGCTGATCCGGCTCCGCCCGCTGGTTGCGTGGCCCGATGAAGTAGAAGGGGATCTCCCGGATCGGCTTGCCGCCGATGCGGATCGCCGGACGCACCGTGTTGCCCATCTGGACGTAGACCCCATCCCTGTTGGGAGCCAGGAAGCGCACGGTGTAGAACCCCTCGCTGTCCAGTTCCAGAACCCGGTAGCGCGGCTTGTAGACGGACCCGAAGCCGTCCGGTGAGGGGAAGTCCATAAACTCCTGGAGGATGACCTGATCGAGCACGCGGACACCGTTGATGATGCGGTGCCGCCAGTTACGGATTGCCTCGGCATTGTACCCGGCCATGAACGGCAGCGGCGTCCGAGTAACCTCCCCCTCCTCCTCGACATCGACCAGGATGCCGTAGCGTCCCTTGGTCAGGACGTCGAATGTCGCCCCCTTGGTGAAGGTGTGGATGCTATCGCCGGTATTGGTGACGTTCTTCTCACGCGCACTCAGTCGATTGGTCAGAGTGACGATTGGTTCTCGGCGGTAGATCTGGCCGATGAACGCCGCCGCCGTCTTGGCGAGCGCACCGTACCAGCTTCCCCGGTTCAGGTAGCCCATATACTCGTCGTCGCTCTTGTGTCCGGTCAGCTTGGGCACGTAGGTCTGACCGGCCCTGATCATGGCCTTACGACCCCCCAGGCAGTCATTTACCATCTGCCATTCGTGCATTCTTTCAACATACGCGGGATGAAGGTCCGTTACGGGCATTGGATATCCTGTTCCGCGCCGAGCAAATCAGCGCATAGAAAGAGGGACCGCCGATTTTCTGGTCGGTCCCCTGGGTGGGGAGGGGTAAATCTCTGGGAAAGAGAGCTAGGGTCTGGCCTTCAGCCTGTGTTCGACCGCCACGTTCAGCTTGTCGGAGAACTCCTTCCAGGCCACAGTGCGGGCACCACGCGCCACCTTGACGTTGTAAGAGGGGGCTGTGAAAACGTAGTAAGCACCTTCCTTGGCGTAGGTGATCGGCACTCTGACTTCCTTGCCGAGAACCCGGACGGTGCTGTTCAGTTCGACCACGGCGTCAGGCACCGTCCGGTCTCCGGCGCGGTTTCGTCATGTTGGTGGGGGAAGATGCCTGCGCCATTGTCTATCCTTTCCTTCTGTTCACCCGTTGCTGATGGCGCGCGTGATCGCCATCCAGTCGATTTCTTTCGGCCTGTCTTCAGGCTGCTTGTCATCCGGTGTCGGTGCCAGGGCCAGATCCGTGCCAACCGTAATCAGGGTCGTGCGTTTCCCGATGGCCGGTGAGAGATGCGGCAGCAGGAGTCGGATCGGAGTGCGGTCGGGCCAGAGGGTTGGATTGTGGAACACCATGAACGGCCACGACTCGGTACCGAGCTGACCCGCATCCTGAAGGGTGCGGATCGGCATAATATCGAGCTTGGCCCTGCTGCCGGTATGATAGGAGACCGCGCCGCTGAACGTCCGCAGTCGGCTGTGGGTCGGGAAGATGCCGCCGTTCTCCACGATCCTCATGTAGAGGCTGACGTCCTTGCCGTTCGAGCACAGGATGATGCCGTTGCCGAACTGGCCGAGAGAGTTGCAATCCACGACCCACTTCTCGACCGCCATGGCCGGGTCCTTGACCATGACCCGCCTGCGAATTCCGCTGATCATGACGCACCCCCGGCGCTGACGGCCTTGGTGATCGCGGCGTAATCGATCTGCCGGGGTTCCGGCGCTGAACGGCCGATAGACACATATTCCATAAGGTCAATGGACTCGATGAGAAAGCTCCTGGCTCCCTTGCGGGTCCTGACCTGGAGAATCGGGCGGTTGCCGAGAGGTCCGGCCGGGGTGTAGACGCAGGACACGATATCCCGGCTGGTCTTCATGAAGCTGACGAAGTCAAAATTCTCGGGGAGAGCCAGAAGATGCGTCGTGGTGCCATCCTCCGCGTTGACGCGGTAGCCGATGACCTCAGGCTTAATATCGATGGAGCCTTTCATGGGAGGGTCTCCTTGAGTGGGCGGGCGGACACTATCCCCTTGTCCCTCCCAAGAGAAAACCCCATTGATCGGATGACGCCTAACGGCCGATAAGAGCGCCGACCTTAAGTTGCCTTGATCCCGTCATACAAACATAGCGTGTGTCATCGGCACAATTGTGAACAATCAACCCGCCGTTGACGGCGAAGGCATGGGTATGTTCGACCTCAAGATTGAAGACGTCGTGCTGACCGGCATCCTCGATGGAGGTGACTTCTGCGGTGCTTTCGGCGGAGCGTGGTGTTGTTGACGGAGCGCAGACAATGGTCTTCCCCATGGTGTGCTGCGCCTCAATCCATCCGTCCGTGGTCAGAATCCGATGGTCTGGCGTACAGGTAACAGAACGCATATCCTTGGTCTTGATCGTAATAGTATCCGCGTTTTCCCGTGTCAGACGGCATCCCCAGAAAATCATGTACTGCCCGTCAGCCTGACGCGCTTCCCCGACCTTGCCGACAAGATCCCGGATTGGGATATTGCCATCTCGGGTTTCTACCAGCGTATCTCCGTGAAGACAGTGGTCTTCCTGAGTTGTGTCAACGTCATCGAAATCCGTATCTGATCTCTGCATGACCGGCACGGTGCGCAGCCAGTGATGACAGGTCTCGAACACCCACAGCCCCGGCTTCTCCGGACGATCCGCCCGCGCGTTCTCCAGCATGTCGCGCACCTTCTGCCAACCGCCGATGCGGTTGTTGTCGGCCGGAGACATGATGAGATTGTGACCGGCGTCTGCGGCCCCCTTCCTCATCTCGTCGTAGATGCTTTCCCGGCCGAGCTTGGAGTAGATCGACGGGTCAGCGACGCAGCCGCTGAAGCGGTAGCCGAGGGAGCGCTGCGCTATGCCTTCCCCTAGCGCCAAGTTGGTCAGGCGCAGCCCCTCGTTGGGCACGATGTCTCCAGTCTTGGTCTTGGCGCAGGTGTACCACTCCTTGATCCGGATCAGGGAGCCACGGGGAAAGGTGAAGCCGTCCAGGTCGGGAACCGGGTTGCCGTCAGACACCGCCCATATGCCGAGACTGGCGGGAGATGCCGACCCCCAGTCGAAGGAGCGCCGGTAGCTCCAGGTCGAGGGAATGTGGAAGGGGGTGAGGAAGTGAATGTCCGGGACGATCAGGTCGTCAAAGAAGCCGCCCGCGACAATATCCCAGTCGCCTTTCAGCCAGGCATTGACCAGAGCCGCAGACCCGGTGCCGCGCAGTCGGGCGGCATAAGTCGGGTCGTTCTTCATCATCGCCGTGTTGTCTTCAAGACGGCTGGGGATGTAGATCCGGTAGGACCCGGTTTCCTCATCCCGGATCGGCGTCCAGCCCTGCGGTGCCGGTGAGATGTAGCGTTGTTTGACCCAGGAATTGCCACTGACCCAGATGAAGCCGTTCTGCCGGATCAGGAAACTATGGGTCTTGGGTACGCCGATGCAGTAAACATCGCCGTCGAAGTCGAGCATCTTGACGGCGTCCGCCGTGATGTGAAGCTCCGGCCGTCCGATATCATCGAGCGCAACCGCCTGACCTTCCCTGAATACGGTACGGGGAATGGTGAAGCCCGATCCCAACTGGTCGAAAGGTTTGAAATCGATCTTCGACTTCGCCGGATACTGGACGGTGCCGATCTTGTGGTTGGGCGTGCAGACCATGGTGATGCCGTTGCGAGAGATCGTCGCCATCAGGCCGGTGTAGCGGGACTTGTGGACCTGGGAGACCTTGGCCTCGATCATCTCCCCCTTGGGCGTCACGGTCATCACCGGATCACCGAGGATGAAGCTAGAGATATCCTTCCAGCCGGTCGGCGTCAGCACCTCTCCGTAGGGAACACAGTGACCGGAGCCGCCGGGGTTGCCGGTCATGATCAGTTCGACCGGCACACCCTTGGCGGAGCGCAGTGTACCCCGCATGCGGTCAATGGCGTCCGGGGTACTCCAATTGGTTAGCTCTTCGAAGCACAACCATGAATAATTATGACCCTGATATTCTTCAGTCGCTGATACATCCCACAAATGCCTTAGCTTAAGCAATGCACCATTTGGGAATACCCAATTCGCGTCTCCCTTGTGATATGTGGCTCCGGTTCGGGGAAACAGAGCGGAACATCTGGCCTGGACTTCTTCAAGCTGCTTGAAACGGCGGCGGAAGAAAACTCCCTTGGCATCGGGGCCGTAGCGGTGAGCGTGCTGGAGCCATTTTCCGATAGCGCCGTCCGTGTTGTGTGTGATTATGTCGTTGTTGGTGACGAACAGTCCGTCAGCACTGTCAACTTTGATGCACTGGGTATAGGCCAGACCATCGTAAAGGATGGACTTGATGGCAACCCAGGTATCCAGGTTCTCTACGGGCAAGGCCACCTCAAGGCGGCTTTCCATCAGGCAGCGGATATAATCGGTGGTGACCAGCATCTCATCCTGGTTGACCCTGATCCGCCAGAGGTGACCGCGAGAAGCCCGTACGGTTCGTCCATCGACAAGAGTAATTTGGAAGACGTCTTCGGAACCCTGCGGATAGACACCGATGACATTGACGACAGAACCTCCAGGGCCGTTGATCTCGTCTCCGACCTTGACCTCCCCCATAGCTCTGTATCCGCCAGGGGTAGAGATCACCTCCGTTATGGGTAACGCTTTCCCACCACCTCTCGCTCCACCAAAAAAGATTTCTGGGAACGGGCAGGACAGGAGCGCGAATTGGGGGCCGGGGGTGCCGTCCTCTTTGTACTGCGGAGACCAGATCGACTCGTAGTTCTTCGGGCGGGCAGGTTCCGTCTGCTTGGGCTTGGGCGGTCTACCCGGTGGCCTGCCGGTGTTGCGCTTATGGCTGTTCTTCCGGGCATACTCCTTCAAATACGCCTTGCGCTTGAGGTAGCGGCGCTGCTCTTTGGTCAATTCTGGAGCGGGAGCGTTCAGAGGGTCGAAACCGGCAGGCTCGTCCGGATCTGACTCTGGTTTTCTTTCAGCGTCTGACATCAATAATATCCGAGAAAGGGAATGATGCGCCCCTGAAGGGTCAGCATCGGCTGGAGCAGCGCCACGACCTCGCCCTCCGCCTGGACGGAGATCAGCGAGAAATCGTGTAATGCCAGCCTGTCTGCGTCGGCCTCGCTGGAAACCCTAGCGACGCGCAGTCTGGCTCCGTTGGGGAAGTGCCAGATGCCGCCTTTGCGAACCGCTCCGGCCTGGGGCAGATAGTATTCGCACGCCATGTGCATGTTGGAGAAACTGACCGGCGTGCTCGCTGCCAGCAGGATATGGGCGGACGGCAGGGTGTTGGCGTGGTCAATGATGGTGTCGAAGGCGGTGATGCAGCGGCCCCACGGGGTATCG